ATCGTTCAACGTTGACTGCTTTGCTAACCAGGTCTTATTAGGCCTAGTCAGCAAACGTGGTGTAACACTCGTTAGAAGGCCAGGGCCCGAAGTGATCTCGCTGACGTAGAGCTTATGCTCGCGTCGAGTAGCGATGTCACTAAAGGCAGCACCTTTTGGTACAAGTGTGGACTCAGTACGACTACCATTTAAACACATAAGGTAGACAACTTCGTCCGAGGTATCAGTACGGTCGAAACTCTCGTGATACCGCAGTCGCGGTTTATCGGGTGTAACGGCAGCATCAATACTCTCTACATCACGCCCTCCCCAGAAATCCTCGGGTATCATTGACCGCAATTCGTGGATGACTCCATCGAGTCGCGGATCAACAACACCATCCAAGGATCCCCAATGCAACAGACGATTGTGCAAGTGTATCACACGGCGACGGTCAGGGACCTTCACCGTGTACGCACCGCCACGTCGGTTACGGCATTGGATAAACGTATTTTGCCTACTTTCTAGCGGGCGACGTACGTAAACAGGGGTTACGTCAAGACCATGGTAGTAGTGCTTCCCGCAGGACTCTTTGAAGAATCCAGTTGTGAAGGACTTATCAACGTTCGGGCGATGACCGCAATAACCTAACAAATCCAGTAACATCGGAGTTGCTTCGGTTGGTGCGATTATATCATCACCATAAACGCTGACTTTGCCAGGGACTTGAAATAGGGATGTGATAGCACGCGTTAAACTTAAGAAGACAAGCGACTCAAGTTCAAAGGTGAACCCATTCCCCATCGAGGAAAACATGTTTGGAGTGTAATCACTCCCATCAGGCAAACGAGTAACCGGACTGCGCAGATCGTCAAGAACAGTATAAAGCTTATACGGAACAATGCGTTCAATAAGGCTAATACTGTTTGAGTCACTGGCGGCAGAAAGATCAATCGTTGCTAATGATCCATCAATGGAACCGGTACGAGCGAGGCGCTGGTTAAGCGTCTGATCGTCTAGATCACATCCGACACGCTTTAAGCGTTTCCGAATGTAATCGCCGATACCTTTTTGGAAGAACATGTTCCAATCGGGCTCCTTACAGGCGCCACGATCGGTCTCCGCGTTTTTCGGGACAGTGAAGAAGATATTACCGGGAACCACTCTCGCG